GCAGCGTGCTCGCCTTGCCAGGCTTGACAGAATCACGCGGTTACATCCAAGGTTGGTTAGCTGGTGGCGAGATCAGCGACAAATCAGCGCAGCGCATATTCGGGGCAGCCGATAAGATTTTGAAGGCTGGCAAGGCTTGATTTTCAGTGTTAGGGGGCTTACCCCCTAACGCGGACAATCCGTCCGGTAACAGTAGAGTAAACACCATGACCAAAATTGGAAACAACTATTTTGCCGAAGTTGAAATTTATGGCAGACGCTATCTAGCCAAAGTTTTGAAGGCGCACCCATGCGGAACCCTTGACGTTGAATTGTCATCGGGCAAATGCTTTCGGGTTAGTGGCTTGGCGGTGAACGTATGAAAAGCCTACTTATTGACCTCATTAACGCGGCTTTGTTTGCGCTGTGCATCGGCGCACCATTTGCCGGGTTCTTTTACCTTTACGGAGCCTGACACCATGACAGCATCACAATTAGCCGCCATTCGGGAACTCAGAGACGCGGGTTATGCCGTGATCCTTTGGGCGCCTGAGGAACTCAACGGGGCGCACCCGTCAGACGTTGAAGACCAGTCCGTTAGTTTTGCGTCTGAGTATCTGATACCCGCAGAACCCGAAACCGAAACAGGCGAAGACCTTGCCCAGTTTTATGGCCCATCATCACGTTAAAGGAAAAATCATGATCGAATTCACACACACCACAACCCGCTACACAGTCAAACCCGAAAACGCGCAAGAGTACCGCCGACTGGCGGCAAACCCGCCAAAAATCAAGCGTAAGGTCGACGCTAAGAATGACAGCATGAAACGTGGTTATCCGGTGTTTGAGCCGGGCATGACGACAGCCGACTATGTGAGCCAGTATGCGGGCTTGAATTCTCGTTTGTTGTTGAAGGGCGAAGGGTTCACGTTTGCCGATCGCGCAGCGCCTATGCTGGACGCTACACAGCCCGAAGTGATGGAGGAATTGGACCCGGATTATGTTTACACACCCGCAATGGCCAAAAAGCAGACAGTCGCAAGCCTGAGCGCAGTTATTAAACAAGCCCTCGAAGCCCTCAAACAAGGCGACACCGACACAGCGCAATGCGTGCTCACTGAGGCGCTGAGATGATCTATGCGTGCTTGGCGCTGATTTTGCGCATACTGACCAACAAAAAATGAAGGGCCCTTAAAGGGCCCTTTTTTATGTGTTTTCCACTGCACGCCTTAACTCTGACTTGCTCATCTTCACGTTATCCGGGGCACAGAAAATGTGCTTCTTGCTCGGGTAGTCCTGCGCAGCGATCCGGCCACAGTCAACCCATCCGGCCTCTTTGATCGCGTGCAGTAACGCACCCTGGACGACTTTCACGCCTTGGGGCGCTAGACCCTGCAAGCGGTCACACAGCGCATGAAAGGGCGAGCCGATGACACCACGGGCGAACTCGCCCGACTTGCGGCGCAGCATGTCCACAATAAAGGCTTCGGCAGTGCTCATGCCGTGCTCGATCATGATCTGCTTGGCCTCAGTTACGGGCGGCGGTGCGCTTGGGTTCCATGCGCTCACGTCACGGGTATGCAGGTAGTGGGCGACTGCTTGGAACCCGTTTTGGTTCTTGTACCAGTTCCACAGCGCCAGTGCCTCGCGCTCAGTTAGGCGGGCGGCTTCGCACCAGATCACGAACCAGCGGCGATCCTCAGAGGGTAAGCTGATCGCGACACGCTCGTTTGAGAACGCGATCACGAAAAGCCGATTAAGGGCGTAGTAGGGGTGCAAGCCCTTGCGGTTAACGGTCAGCAGCTCAGGGGGCGCAGCGATTATGGGTTTTAGTGTGTTTTCAAGGGCGCGGCGGTCCTTGGCGTCAGCCTGGCGCAGCTCTGAGATTTCCATCACTTCACATTCAAGCGCGTAACCCCACTGTGAGGTCAGGTCTTCGTTTTTGACCAGCGAACAGTTGCGCTTGGCGTCACCACCGATGGCCCAAAAGAACGGCGCAAACATGGTGTCTTTGCCGCTACCGTGCGTGCCACCCATCAGGATCGCGTGATTGATCTTATGGCCTGGGAACTGCACCTTATGGGCGAGAGCGTTTAAGAGGTGCTCACGCTCGAACTTCTCAGGGACAAGGCGCTCGACATGGCGCAGCCACGGGGACACGTCACCAGCCACGGGTTGAGGGCGTGCGTTCACCCAACGGTTGCCGTAGGTTAAGCCGTCCCGGTTGACGATTGTGCCCGAGCCAGCGGCGTAGGTCACGCTCACCAGCGACTGTGCGCCCTTGTCCTGGCGCTGCTCATCGAACGAGTAGGACGCCTCGACCTTGCGGCCATTGTGAACGGACTTGCAGCCGATGTGCCGGAACATGGCGTTAAAAGTGCTGCGCGACAGCTCGCGGCGGTCTTGCAGGTCAAAGTAGGCGTCATCGTCTTGCAGGTAGGCGAAGCGATCCCACCAGTCAGCCTTCTCGACCCGTGCCATTTCCTTGCGCTGAGTTTCGGCCACCACTGCGGCGGCCACGTTGGGGAAGTCGGCCGTCGGTTGCAACTTACTGAGAGCTGACTCCATCGCGCTGACCAGCAGCTCGTCGCGCAGGCCGGGCGAGTGGGCCGGGCCGCCACTGTCGGCCACCCACTTGAGGAACACTGACGAATCCAGCTCCAAGCAGTGCGAGTGCAGGCAGCAGTAAGCCCGGTTCGCGGGCATGTAGCGGCCCTCGGGGTTGCCGTCGGTGTGCTCGGCGGCGTTAGGGCAGGCCACGCCAGCCCAGCCCTCTTGGTTCGGGTTTGAGAGCACGAGGCCGTTGTCCGACAGCCACGCCATCACATCGTCGCCACCATCGTCTTGGACTCGGACCGGGGCGTAGACCGACTCGACCGGGCCAGGCGTGACGTTCATGGCCGCGCACAGGTCTTCGAGGGTGTACTCACGGTCGGGGTTGAACTCGACCAGCGCAGCGGCGAAGCTCTCGCGCCCCGGTTTCAGGTTGACCGAGCCGGGCAGGCGGAAGTTGCGCACGGCGTTGATCGCGCCCTTGTCGGTGTAGCCCGCCTCGGCAATGGCCTTGATCGCGGCGGCAAAGTCGCCCTTGCGCGGCTGCTCGCTGAAGGCGTAGCCCCACTGAAACGAGCCGGGTGAGGTCTCCATGATCCAAGTCGGGGGCAGGGGGCAGGTGTTGGGCACCTTGTCCGTGCCCACGTCGTCCAGCACCATGACGATGACGAACTCGCAGTTGGCAGCGGAGGCGCTGACGTGGCCATCCTTGAAACGGTCAACGATGAAGCTGGCCGTGTTGCCGTACCACGCGCCGGGTTTCATCTTGTGGCCGGGCAGGAACGCTGGCCAAGTGGCCTTGATCGCCCCATCTGCGTGCAGTTGAATCTCACGACCGACGGGTTTTTGCAACACCATCAAAGCGGTCTCGCCCTCAGCGGGCAGTGAGCATATATAACTGATAAAATCCATGCGGTTTTCTCCTTTTAGCGCCCGGCTCCCACCGGGCGTTTTCTTTTTACGAATAGCGGGTGGTGGTGACGCCCTCGGCGGCTAAGGGCAAGCCCTCGGCCCATGCGGGCGGGCTGCACATGATCTGGTGCATGTGGGCGGCGACTGCCTCGGCCTCGTGAGCCGGGCACTCGACAACAATTTCGTCGTGGACGTGTAGAACCACGCCATCAAGCTGGCGCAGAGAGTGGCGCAGGATGTCGTGTGCTGTCGCCTGCGTGACGTTCTCGCAAGCCAGGCCACGCCACAGACGGGCGCGGGGCCACTCCTTGGCGTCGGCGGCGGGTTTCCATGCTGCTTTGGTGTATGTCACGTTGCCTTCGGCGTCAAATTTGGCGTTGGGGTAGCACAGAACCCGGCCAGAGGGCAGACTGTACCAGAGCGTTTGCCCGTCGAACAAGTACACAATGCGACCTGCGGCAAACTCAAAACCTTTGTTTCGCATCGCCCTGAGGTAGGCGGCTTCGAGCTGCTGGCCGTGGGCCTGCGCCCAAGGGTTCGCCCTGCGCCAGCCCTCCACGGCCTTGTTCACCTCGGACACCGACAGCCGGATGCCGTAGGCCCGGCCAAACACCTCGAACGCACCCGCACCGCCTAAGAATCCAAGGGCCAGCTCCTGCACCTTACCCACTTGGCGCTGGTCCGGGGTGACATCGGCGTAGGGCACGCCGAACGTCGCGGCTGCGTTGACCTTGTACGGGTCCATGCCCGACCGGAACACGTCCAGCTTGCCCTCGCCTGCCGGGCAGTTGGACAGCCACGGATGCACACGGCCCTCGATGGCCGACCAGTCGTAGGCGATCAGGACGTGGCCGGGCTTGGCGATCAACGCGGGCCGGAGCATCCCCTTGAGCACATCTGTAATGCGCTTTCCAAATCTTGGTGTGATTGCGTGGCCACGCACCATAGCGTGGCGTACTTCATCAGGCTCTTTGGCGCACTTGCGGGTAAAGTTGTGAACCTGAGCGCCATAGCTCGACGCTCGTCCGGTGGCAGCCCCTCCAGCAAAAACGAAAGCGCCTCGGACTCGGTGATCTTCCTCATCGGCGAGGTTCGAGAGGCGGTTGAACTTCGCAACCGAAGACGCCCAGAGGTCGTCCGCGCATTGGATAACGTCTGCAACATGGGGCGGAATCTCATCGGGGTCTTCCATCGCGAGCAGGTTGGCCCGCACAGTCTTGTCGATACTGTATTTTTCACCAGTCCACATCAGCTTCTTGGCCTCCGGCCCTACACGCTCCAGCACCCACTCGCGCATCTTGGGCGACCTGACGCTGGTGATCGCGCCCTCGGTCACCTCGGACACGATCTGCTGAATCTCGACGGTCTCATCGGCGGAATACTTCACGGCGGCGTGGCACAGCGGCACGTCCACCAGCACGCCACGGTCGTTGATCTGCTCGTTGACGTGATAGTCCAGCAGCTCGTCATCGGACAGCGGGCGCAGCGCCTTGCTGACCAGGCGCATCACGCGGACGTCCTGCTCGCAGTAGCGCACCATCTCGTCCATGAGTGCAGCGTCCTCGCGGAACTGGCCGTTGGGCTGCGGCACGGACAGCAGCCGGATCAGTTGGCTGCCTCGGTGGTCCTTGCGCATGTCAGCGCCAGCAAAGCGGCCCACGTCCTCCAGCGAGCCAGGCGCGCAGTTGGCGCGGGCCTGTGCTGCGGTGCAGTAGAACTGCTCTAGTTTGAAGTCGATCTGCAAGACGTACCAAAAGATCAGGCGTTCAAAGGCGGCGTTGTGGGCGTAGATCAGCCCGGTATGATTGCGGACAGCGGCAGGGAATTCGTCATGGGGCAGCCACGTCTGCACCTCGTCATCGTCGAAGGCGTAGGACATACACAGCACGTCGGTGCTCGCGTCCTGCGCGTAGTTGTAGACGCCCTTGGCCTTCAGGTCACAGCGGCTGCGGGTCTCGAAATCTAAAAAAAGCATGTCAGGTTCCTTTTCCAATGCCCCCTGTCACGGGGCATCAGAAAAGGTTACGCTGCGCGGCGGCGGCGAGCTGGCGCTTCTTCAGTAGGCGCAGCTTCTGGCGCTTCGCCGTCCATGCTCATCCACTCGACGATCTCAAAGACCGGGGTGTAGATTTTGCCGTAGGACTTGTGCTGGTAGTGGTCCTTCTTCAGACGCACGATGGCCACTGGCTTAGTCTGGTCTTTGTCAACCTGATCAGCCAAGGCCACGGCCAAGGTCTGCACCGCACGCTTACCGCCGACTGACGTTACGGTGTAACGGGCTTCCAGGCCCTTGTCGTCGCCAGAGACGCACTTCATCGACATGCCGACCTGCGACTCCCAGCCCTTCTTAGCACCGGGAGGCGCTTCGTCGAGTTCTGGCAGAGGGTTGGCAATGCCGACCATCTTTTCGCCGAGCACCTCACCGTCGCCCCAGGCGATGAAGCCGTGGACGAACGACAAAGGATTGACGGCCCAAGTCGAGCCTTCTTCGATCTCGGTCTGGTCGGCACCGAAGACCCAATGGCCACCCTTGTCCATCTTGATGATGGCCACGCCAACGTCACCACCAACGGGTTGGAGGTTACGCAGAGCGCTGGTCAGGGCGGGGAGGTTTGCTTTAGAGAATGTTGCGAGTTCCATATCTTACTTTCACTGGAGTTTAGAAATAGCGGCCCGAAGGTCGCCGAGTTGCAACACTGCTGGGCGGGAGTCATCCTCGCTTGCCAGTGTTGTGCCTGATGACACCGACTTGACGAGATCGTCAGGCAGTGCCAACTTGCGCTTTTTCAGCACCTTCTCGATCTGAGCAGGGCTGCGAATTTCCTCTGGGCTGAACAGCTCGCCACGGGGCACACCCATGTCGTGCAATGCAGCGATTGCTTTGGTCTCATCGGTCCACTGACGCCGCGATTGCTTCTGAACAATCTTATACCCAGGCACGGGGATGTTCTTCTCCAGCAACTGGAACGCCAGCGCCCGCAGGTCGGTGATCCAGCCCTCTAGGACATCGGCCTTGGTCAGGTACTGGCCGAGCGTAGCGGCGTCGATCTCTTTGATCTTCACCAAAGCCGCACGCTCAACCTCACCAGTCATCTGAGGGCAGACGGGCTTGGCCGCGCACCAGCGGCAGTGGTCGCCCGCCTTGAGTTCAGCGTCAGGCTGCTGCGCTGCTTTGACGGCCTTCACAAGCTGCCGTTCAAACTGCTTGATGCGCTCGATTGTGGTTGTCCAGCGACGGATCATGGGCGGCTGGATGATGACAAGTTCAACTTCTGTTGCGCCATCAAACACCCACTGAGCCTCGGGGGTACGCATAGCGGCTGCTGCGTAGAACATGAGCTGCTCGTTTTCCTCCGCCGTCACGATAACGCCCGAGCCAAACTTCCAGTCAAGGATGATGGCCTTGTTTCCAATGCGGCCCATCAGGTCGGTCGAGCCGAACACGCCGGGCAGCAGATCACCGAAGTGAACCCGTGTCTCGACTTCGTACATCATTTGCTTGTCAGGGTCTACCTCATCGAGCAGTGTCAGTGCGGGGATCAACTTTTCTTCGATAAGTTCGATTGGCGCACCAAAAGTTCCCCCATCTTCACCCAAATAATCGCTGATGGCTTCGTGCAGCAGCGTGCCTTCATCGGCGTACTTGCTGCTGGGCTTTGGCGGCATCTTCTGCACCAGCGCCACACTGCCAGGACAGTTGATGACGCGCTTGGCGGTGCTACCGCCGACGATGTTACTGTGCTGCATCTGTTGTCTCCTGAGTCAAAGCGATCAGGGCGTCGCGCAGTTGCTCGGCCTGCTCTTTTGAAAGGTGGGTGGATGTGTAAGCGCAGTGGCGATGAAGGCTGATCCAGATGCCACCCTCGTATGGGGTGACGTTAATGTTGCTGTACTCGGCGCCTTTGATTGAGTAGTCCATTTGACTGTCCTGTAGTTGATGAGGCGTTCAGTGTATCACACAAAATATTTGTTGTGCAAATCTTTTTTTCATGTATTATTCGTGTCATGAACACACGACACACACCCTTTCCTTGGGATATTGGACTTGTTAACAGCGGATTAGACGATGGACACATTGCGGTGTTCACTGACTACGACGACGAAGACGAAGACGACGAAAACCGCGCTAACGGCGGCTGCAACATAGCTATTTGTTTCGGCCCTGACAAATTTGCAAACGCTAGGCTGATCATGGTCGCACCAGAAATACTACTCGCATTGGAATGTTTGATGGATGCTTTCCCTCCAGTAGACCGCAAAGGTAAGGCGCTGCACAAGAGGGCTATAGCCTTAATCGCAATGGCAAGGGGAGAAGACGATGCTTGAGAAGCAAGTCGAAGCCCACCTCGTCAAGCGCGTCAAAGAGCTGGGCGGGCGGGCGTACAAGTTCACCAGCCCTGCGCATCGCGGCGTGGCCGACCGGATCGTGTGCCTGCCCAACGGGCAAACGTGGTTTGTGGAGGTTAAGACCGAAGGCGGCAGGCTGTCGGAGTTGCAGAAGGTCTTTGCCAGTGACATGGCCAAGATGAACCAAAGGTATGTGTGTCTGTGGAACAAGGAGCAGATTGATGAATGGCTTACCAGTCACTATGGAAGAGGATGAGGCGTTTCAAACGCTGGCTGACAGCGCCCTGACCAAGCAGGTCGGCGGGTCGCATTACCGCGACAAGGGCATCCAGCCCATCATCTACATCCACGCCAACGACCTCGGCTTTTGCGAGGGCAACGTCGTGAAGTACGTTACCCGCTGGCGTGACAAGAACGGCGTCGCTGACTTGAAGAAGGCGATCCATTATCTTGAACTGCTGATCGAGCTCAATGAAACTGCGTGACTACCAAGAGCAAGCGGCTGATTTCCTGTACGAGCACGACCGCGCCATGATCTTGGCTCCGGTGGGTGCTGGCAAGACAGCCATCACTTTGACGGCCATGCAGGCCATTCTCAAAGACGGCTACGCCATGCGCTTCTTGGTGCTCGCACCTAAGCGCGTCTGCACCGACGTGTGGCCAGTCGAGCAGCCCAAGTGGGCACCTGGCTGCACTCTGGCTGTGGCCGTGGGCACGCCAGCGCAGCGCAAGGCAGCCCTGTACAGCGGCGCTCAGATCATCGTCAGCAACTACGACAACATCCAGTGGCTCGCCGAGCAGAACTTGGCGCACATCAACGCCATCGTGTTTGACGAGCTGACCAAGCTGAAGAACCCCTCGGGCGCACGCTTCAAGGCGCTGAACAAAGTCATCGGCGATGTCGGCATCCGTTGGGGCCTGACTGGCAGCTTCACCAGCAACGGCCTTGAGGACGTGTTTGGCCAGTGCAAGATCGTAGACCAGACGCTGCTGGGCCGGGCCAAGGGCGCGTTCATGCAGCAGTACTTCACGCTGGTCAACAAGGACTTCGGCGACTGGAAGCCGCGTCCCGGTTCGCTGGAACTGGTCATGCAGCGCATCAAGCCTGCGACGTTCGTGCTGGAGCCTGGCGAGTACAAGGACAAGCTGCCGCCCCTGCACACGGTTGAGGTGGCCTGCAAGATGGACATGACGGGCTACAACAAGATGAAGAAAGACTTTGTGCTGGACGACGTGGTGGCGGTCAACGCTGCCGTGGTCACGCAGAAGTTGCAGCAGATGTCGTCTGGTTTCCTGTACTCCGACAACGGCCCGATCTGGCTGTCAGCGCATAAGTTTGATCGCCTTGAAGAACTGCTTGATGAGAACCAACATGCCAATACCCTACTTGTTTACCAGTACCAAGAAGAACTTGCCGAACTTAAGCGACGGTTTAAGCACCTCACAACGCTCGACGATGACGGCGCCATCGAACGCTGGAACCGGGGCGAGGTCAGGCTGCTTGCCGTCCACCCCAAGTCGGCAGGCCACGGCCTCAACCTCCAGCACGGAGGCTGTCATGTGGTGTTTCTGTCACTGCCGTGGAGTTTGGAGTTATACGAACAGACCCTTGGTCGTCTGCACCGTTCAGGCCAAAAGAACCTTGTGTGGTGTTACGTCATGCTGACCGACGGCACTGTCGATCACAAAATCTGGCGTGCGCTGCACGACAAGTTATCCCTTTCTCAAATCGCCTTGGAGGCACTCAAATGAAACGAATTGATCAATGGAAAGCCAAACTGCGGGCAGCCAAATCTGAGCTGCGGCACAAGACGCGGCAACTGAACGCAGCGCAGCGCTCGCACGACCGCACGACCAAACTGATTGACCAACTGGAGAAGAAAATTGAACTACACATGGCGAAGTCTTAACGACGTGCTGGCCTCGCTGCCAGAGACCGACGTGAAAGCGCTGCTGGACGCTGAGATGGCGGGCGCTCGCCGCGTCAAGATCATCGAGCGCCTGCACCAGCGTTACAACACGCTGCGTGTGGCCAGAGAGAGGGCCGAGCTGCTGACGCTGGCCACTGCCCGATGAACAGGTTTGAGGCGTGGGAAGCGCACAACCTGGCCAAGTTTGCCCAAGACGCCGCTAAGCGGTTGTCTGAGCAAGACGAGCTGATCGAGAGTCTGCAAGCGGACTTGAAAGCAGCAATCCGTGCCTATCGGCACTTAGTAATCGAAAGAGCAAATGATGATCTATCCATCCGTACCGAACAAAGATTTCAAGTGGAGCAGCGGGGCTGACGTACAGGCCACCTGGCGCAAGTGGGGCTGGACCCCACCGTCCGAGAAGATGCTGCCGCCACCGCCAGAGAAACAAGTGACATTTGAAAAAGTCAGGAGATTCAAATGAGTAAAGCACAAGCAATATTTGAAGCCTTGATGCGCTCTAAGGGCCACGCCGACTTTTACATGAACAAGCATGGCAAGTACAGCGTTCCATCGCTCCAGATGCGCTGGTCATACTTTCAACTGGGCTGGGAGATGAAGGCGGTGACACCGTGACCAAAGACGAAGCATTGAAATTGGCGCTGGAGGCGTTGGAGTTGGTCAACTTAGAGTTCGTATGTGCAAATGGATCACATCACGCAAAGCAAGACAGGCATGAGTGGGATGAAGACTGCCCCATTACTGATCGCTGGCGCAAAGCCATCACCGCCATCAAGCAAGCCCTTGCAGCACCTGAAAGCGAGCCTGTGCAGGCGACAATGAAGTTGGAGTCAAGTGGCCCGGGATATGGCCCCGCGCCCAAACAGAAACTAAGCGTCAGGCATGTTTCCCTCATTGATGCGGGTAAGACCTCAGCACAGCCAGCCGTGCCCGATGCCATTGGGCCAAATGAAGATGAACTGCCTGCATATGCGGCAGGGTGGAACGACTGTCGCGCTGAAATGCTGAGAGGAATGAAACCATGACCGCCAAGATTTACCGCATCCCCGTGGTCACGCTGGCGCTGACCGAGGCCCAAGTCGCAGAGATCACAGAGCCTGCACTTGCGGCCCTGCGCAAAGAGCATGAGCGCATCTTAAAGCGTGAGGCCAGGAAGCTGGACAAGGCGCTCGCAACGGCCAAGGAAGCCGCTGCTGACTACCAACGCACACGCGCCAACGCGCTTAAGGCCCAAGGCGAGATCAGAGAACTGAAACACAAACTGAGGGAATACCAATGA